GATAATTCTGGAGATTCAATAGGACCTGCCAAATTTGGTAATCCTCTATCAACAGATTTACGTTCAGGGTCTTTTGTCTTAACAAAATTTTGCTCCTTTAAAGTTTGAAGCCTTTTATTTTCAACGTCTAAAATATTAGATTCAAGCCTAAGAATTGCGCCTACCTTCCTCTCTGTATCCCTTTGAATTGATGATATTTCAAGTTCTTTTAATGCCCTTGCATCAAGCAACTTTTCATTCGTAGCGTCTCCTGATAATTGCCTGTCTATCGCTGCAAGCTGTTGGTTTTTAATATCTAAAATCTGCTGTTCATTTTTTCTTAGGTTTCCAATGATTTCTCCGGATAAATGCACCTTTTCATTATAGTCTGTTTGGCTATCCTGAATTTGCGTAAGTAATTCCTGATTCTCCGCAAGTCTTTCGTTTATTTCAGCACGTGCAATTATCTCGTTACGGTTTAAATCTTCAAGCTGTTCATTTGCTAAGGCTATGGCTTTTGATTGCGCGCCTAGAGCTATGCCAGCGGGACCTAAAGAATTTAGAAATGAATTGAATAACTTTGTTATAGCGCCCTCTCCATCCTCTGCTGAGGAAAATAAAGAAGCAAACTGGTTACTTAAAATTCCAGTAGCTGCACCTAACTGATTAGAAGCAAATGTTAAATCTCTTGCCCCTATAGTTGAACTTGCATAAGCCGCTCCTAAAGCTCCAACAATAGCCACAGCAGCACTAGCTGGATTAACAAATGATGTTAGTTTAGTACCAACCTGGCCAACGTTGGTGCCCATTATATTCAGGTTACCCGCAGCTTCCTGAATTGACTTTGAATAATTACCTACGTTCTGTCTTTGCTTTTCTAAGGCACTCGAATTATCCTTGATGACTTTGTTGTTCTTGTCGATAGCTACATTCAGCTTATCAACAAGTTCCTTACCTTCCTTTGTGGAAATATTAACCTTGTCACGCTCTGCTCTTAACTGTGAATTAGCCGCGCGTAAATCCTTTATGCTATTTACTGCGGGTTGTTCGTCAATATCGAAATGGAGCAAAATAGTTTCTTCCACGCTAATTCAATTTAATTAATTCCAACTCACACGGTCTTTCACTCCCCTTATATCCTCTGTTCCGATTAAGGTAATACAAATTTCTGGTTTCCTCTGTCTGTATCATTACCGGCCTTAAGAATGTCTTTATCTTTTCAAAGGTTCTTTTTTTCAGGTAACCTGAAGAGATTAACATAACCGGATCGTTTAAAATTCTGGAAAACAAAGGCCAGTAACTTTCAAGTAATGATAGCTGATAACTCAATGAATTGTTTACTTCACCGAAAGAAAGACTCTGTTTGTATACATGATTGATGGGTGTGGCATTGCCAAGTATATTAAAATACGCCATTGCAGTTAGCGTGAATGGGGTTGTCTCAATCACATAAGCCAAGTGTGAACTAAAGAATAGGTTCTCAACAAATGCCACGTTAAAGAATAAATAAACATTGTCATCAGTTGTAAACTTATGCCTTAAAAGTGTGGCCGTTCCGGTTGCTGTCGTGTCAAAAGTTAAACCGACTACGACTATGTATGTAGTGGTGACAGCATTCACCACCCACTCCCCATTATAAGTATCAACGTCTGTTTCAATCCTAACGAGGTCACCTGTAACAAAAAGATCATCAGCGTTTGACATATTGAACCTGGCTGTGCCCCCTGAATTGGTTACGCTCGTAACGTCTTTATCATCAATAACTTCAATGTCTACAAAGTTGAATCTCTCCATTGACATATCGAAAACACCGTTCAAATAAGTAATCGGTGAGGTGAAGTCAGACTCCACAACGTCGTTACTGTTTTCTATGTAATCGTTATCGATTTCAAGATTACCAGATCCGTAGCTTATAAAGTTTGAAATATTATATTCCCTCAAATCCTCATCATCGCTTTCCTGGTACTTGAATATGTTATTCTTAGCGTAATTAGAAACGAACTCCGAAAAATCCACCGTATCAACTGTAACCTCATGGCTAATATCTACATATTCCTTGTTCTTAATGTTATTGAATAAGTCAAGAGTTAATGTTTTTGAAGTCGTGTTGTAAGATGGGAGTACATTGAAAAGCCTTAGAATATTCGATACAAATTCCCCTTGAGTCCAATTAGGTACTGACGATCTTCCGAATACTTTGTAAATATAAGTAGGTGTGATTCTTATAGTTGCCCCCTGAGCTATGTCCATTGATATTGCGCTGTCCTGGTCACCATACACCTCCAGAACATCGCCAGCCTCTAACAAGACCTCAAGTTCTCTATTGAAGTCATAAGTCTCTATTAGCGATCCAGTATTGGTATATGTTCTGTAATTAACTCCATTAACCCTCACCCTTATCTTAGTTGAGAACGATGCGGCTCCAATACTTAAAACGTGTCCTGTAATTGCCAACTTTACCCTCATCTTAACATCCGCAGTGTACGAACTTGAATCATAGTTATTCTGTGATCCATCGTTGAAAGGAAAGGTACTATCATCCTGAAACAGAATCTTATCAACTCCGGTTATTGATTGATTAGACGTACTCTGTGCATACGATGATCTCGCGTCTACATCGTCCTGACTCTTACCGTTGGACATTACTATAAGGCTGTTGAAGTCTTTACTATCAATAAAATCCCCATCAACCTTAATACCTAATGGGTTAAATATTTCATTAAACAGGGTATTAACGTAGAATCCAGCCGTGAAATCCTCGATCTTCAGGTTAGCGAATGACCGGGTAACCAAAGCCCCAGCGTCTACGATCGGGAATACAATACCAGTACTAACATACCATGAGTTCATAATGTTAGTCTCAGTAAGATCAACGTCATACCTGTAAAGAGGAAGTGAGGACATTGGCTCGGATAGAAGCGCGAACCATTCGGTATTGCCAGCAAAGAACGTAGAAGATATAAACCCTCCCGATATTCTGTTTACCTGTAGCTTACCTAAATAAATTGATTGCCCAGTGTCGTCTATGACCTCGGAAGGAACGGCTTGGTAAATACTTTTAACAGTGTCGGCTCTTGGTATTCCTAAAATCTTACGGTTAAATCCGTTGTCCTGGATTTCAATGTCGTATGAGAAATCACCGTTTGATGTGCTGATTTCCTCAAATAGCTTTATGCGTGATTCAATTTCTATGTCACCATTGAAGTCAAGATATTCGCCATTTGCTTTTATCATCATACTGTTTGCACCGGAATATCATCCGTAAATGAAATGTTAAACGCTACTTCAAAAGTCTTATCTCCGTCTTTTCTTACTATGAAACTGTCAGTGTCAACGATTACCGTTCTCCTGTCTGTTCTTGAGTTAATGATCTGAACAAGCACTGAGGATTTAATGTAAGCGATTGCATCGGCCTGATCTGCTGTTAATAATTGGCTTCTTACAGTATATGCTTTATTACTTATCCTTAATGTCTGCTTTTTAATTGTATCAGCTTGCGCACCGTATGACTTAGGCCATTGTGGAAGGATGTTCTTCTTTGTGGTCATTGCCTCTTGAATCTCAACAATATGATCTTTGTTAGCTGTGAACGCCCAGTAATCAAACCCCGCTAAGTTGTTAATCCATGTTAGTCTTATCTCCTCATCAGCGCAACCGCAATCTATTTTGAATTGTTTTGTTTCGGATATTTGAACATCCCCGTCTATTGTTGTGCCTAAAGCAACGAAAGCATAACTTCCTGCACCAGCAGCACGATCAATTTTTATAACAATATAAGCTGCATTTGAGGAAGGCGTAAAAGAGAAGCTGTGTGTTGTAGTGGCGTATGTATAAGATTCTTCATGTACCAGTCCAGAAAAAAGCCCTAATGAATAGGTAGAATAAAATCTTACATACATGGTAGTAGAACCGCTACCACCTGCACTTTGTTGAAATATTGATTGAGTAATATCATATTCTCTACCTGCTAAAAAATTATATGGAAATCCAATTTGTTCAGAACCTTGCGCTGATGTTAATGTTACTTGTGAATACCCACCAAAGAAAATTGCGTCTACAACCCAATCAACTGATCCGGTAACTTCCTGTGAACCATCTGCAAAAAGATTACTGACACTTACGTCATTCGATATTAAAGTTAAATCAACCCGATCGTAATCACAATCAGCCTCTAACTCTGTTCTATAAACTCCAGGGTCTAATTCACCTAAACTTGTTGTAGTTGTTGCTTCTTGAACACCATTTAAATAAAAGTCTTTTTTGATCGAAACAGATGGATACAAATCAGTTATTAAATAACTTATATCACTGTAACAATCAGGCGTATCGTCCCCACATGAGAACAGTACCGGGATAGTAAACAGTGTTAAAAATTTTGCTGTGTTGTTTGTCATAAGATAGGGGCTTAAATATCCTGAATATAAATTTTTAAATTCCAAATCAGCATTTACTGCCGTCCCCTCAAAGTTCGCCTGATCACTTGTGTAATTGCTTGTATATGTTCCGAAAGTATAACCATCTGAATCATCATAACTCTCGGCTGTTTCAATATAGAAGTTAGTCCAAAAGTCAATGTTGTTTGGTAATGTTCCCAGTGTTAGATTGTTCCTTGTCTCAATGTAGCTTTTTAGAATCTCGTTAATTGAGAAAAATACTTCGTTATTATCGCCTGGTGTGAATAACAAAGTCGCTGCCAGTTCATAAGGCTTCTGTGCTGTCCACTGATGGCTTGAATTTATACCAGCATAAACCCTTACTACGATGTTGTAATTGTTATACTCTTTCAGTGCCGTTGCCCCTGTAAAGTTATTGCCCGAATCATACGCCAGGTTTATGATCATCACCGTTGGGCTGATAAACTCAAGTATCTGGTATACCCCACTTAATTCCGTGTCACTTGGAAGCGTTAACCTCACAAAGTCGTAACTGTTAACCGCTGATCCCAAAGAACCTGAAAGCAAAATTACTGTATAGCCGTTAGCGTTCTGAGTGCTTGAAATGTTACGTGTTGTATCTGATGAGTTTGTAGGATAAAGGTTTGTTGAAAGCCTATACGTGATAGGAAGGTGAACGGCTGACCATCCATGCGTGAGCGTGTAGGCATACCAGGTTATAGTACCCGCATTAATGAACTGAACGTAATCCCCATTGGCGTAAGGTTTAATCTTGAATATCCCAGTACTAATCGCATCAACATACCAAAACCCCGCATAATCTTCTATGTCTGATTCAGCGTAAATGAAATCGCCATCTACAAGGCCGTGAACTGTAGGCGCAACAAACTGAGCATCCCCAGCACCATAGCTTTCATACACGTTGGCCGTGTTAGCGGTTGCGCTTAATATATGACCTTCAGGCCGTTCTAAAATTGTCACTGCCATTATACTACGGTTGCATGTGGTTTGTCCTGAAACATTTTAACTACGTTCGCCATGAATTGTTGAGCAAATTTATTTAGCAAATCTAATGAAATTTTATCCGTTAGATTCTGATCGATTACATTACTGAAAATATCTGACCGGCCACCATCACGGAATAGCTTGGTTCCTTTCTTGTTGATGCTTAAAGCTATCGCATAGGCTGGCTTTGTTTCCATCCCTTTAGCGGATAGCCATTCCCGAATGTTCGCCACAAAATCAAATGAAGGCTTCTTCTCGGGTGTTGGCTTGCGTCCTGTTTCCACTACGGCAAAGTACGGTTTACCTATGACCTTCAAAGTCGCCTTCGTGCCTTCGTTTGTTACCTCGTATCGTAATGATTGTGATGATTTCCCAGTTGCATTTGTGCCTGTGGAACTAAGGTTTTGTCTTATCTTCTCTACGGTTGAAGCCCCGTATCCGTTTAATATGCTAATGATTTCAGCATTCATCGGTTCTTACGCAATCTAAATCATCTGCACAGAAATCAAAATCATCCTGAGCGAGCAGGGTAAAAGTTAAAATGTATCCAGTTAAAATATCTGCCGTTGCTTTTATGAAGGCTGTTTGGCTTACCCCTTGAATAACAATCGTATCGGCCTGTATGGAATAAAGGTTTAACTTATTAACGAACTTGTCAACGTAATCGCCCATCTCATCCAGAATTAAAGCGTATTGCTCTCCTGTGGAACCAGCTTTATCCAGTTGGTAGAACGCCATGTTACAAGACCATTCCTTGATGTAGGTTACTCCGTTGTCTGTAAATTGAGGGGTGGCGTTAAGTGGATCTAAGGTTATGAAAGGATAGCTTTTATCGCTTATAACATTGAAGTCGGAAGTACGGGCATAGGTAAACTGAATATCATCAGCCAGTGATTTAGCTGTATCCTCGATTAGTAGTCTTATGCTTTTGTGACTCACAGAAACAAATATATATTATTATTTTTTCATATTCTGCTTATGATCTTCTGCCTGATTAAAACTTTCCCAAGCCAGATAGATATGCTTAAACCAAAACCTTCGCGCTGACCACTTGTAAATCTCATCCTCTGATACCCCTAACGTCCTGGCCGCTTTGTCAATCGTGGCGTACGAGCCGAACTTCTTTTGGAACGCTTCCCAATGGACTTCCTCCGGTGAGGGGCTGTATTCGGGGAGTTGCTTATAGTGCCATTCAATAAGCTCTGTAGCTTGACGAAAAAAAAACCTCCTGCGACTATTACATCGCTTGCGGGGTAGTTCATTATGTCAGGAACCATTTTAAGGGCTGTTTCCCCATCGTACTCACCGTCACGTATCTTTTGTAGGTATAAGGCGCAATACGTTGCGTATGCCTCTGTGTGTGCGTGTACGCCCGGCTCCAGCTTAACCATTACTTGGCGCATGTCCTCGAATTGGGCAAGGCTTTCAAATTGAATGTCGAAGATGCCTTTTGAGTTTAATGGTAGCTTGTATGTTCCGATGTGGGTAGGTTTCACGGGGAACGTTGGCGAGGTGTTTAAGAACTGACTTGCAAACAATAGCTTTTCAATCCCTTTGATGTTGGCTTTTTTCAGTGTTTCGTATTCGATGCCTGTTAAAACGCTTATCATCTCTACCATGTCGTCCTTGATTTTGAGGATTCTAAGGTACTGCGCGAATTTCATCGCCTCCCATGAGTCGGTTACTTCTATTTGCTTGCCGTTGAGGGTGAATTTCATTTTTTTCTTTATCAATAAGAATTATTGTTACACTTTTAGGAATGAAAGCTTACGTGTAGTCCTGTTGCTATTCTGTGAATTGATTTTGTATATCTAATTGCATCGATTAAATGGTTATGCGAATCAATTGCGGTGTTAGTTGCCTTGCCTCCGTACATCACCCACTGATAATTTAATAGTTCATTCTTCAAATTATGGCTGTCCCTATGCACGTGCAATTTAAAACCTTTTATCCAATTTATACCATTTATAATTGAATCCGGCCCCTTTTCTCCTGCAACAATATTACTCCATCCCCTCCTGTTCAAATCCTTAATAGTCTTTGGGTCTGCCGCATCTGCGGAAATACGGGAATGATTGGGGATTAAAAACTTCATTGCCTGATCTAAGTCCGGTGTAGTAAGCCCCTTTTTGTAAAGCACTTCCCGTAAATACATGTCCTGTTTATGAATCTTAACCTGTGGAATTGCGGTTGGATCGTTACTAAACCCAAAGTCTAAACCGTAGATAGGTGCTATATCTGGCTCTTCATCGTACTCATCCCACTCCGGAAATACTAATGCCTCGCTTGATGGCTTCGGCTCCTGTTGGTAAAGGCTTGAGAAAGTGAATGGACTTGTTTCCTTAATCGCCATGATCCTTTCTAAGCTGTGACGTTCAGGCCAAAGGGCTTCACCTAATGCCCTCGGATCACCAGGAACATTCCTTTCCTTTATCGCTTGGAACGTAACCACCTCCCAACCCTGCTCAGACTTCAATATACGCCCTGCAAGATCGTCTTCATCCCAGCGTGTCATAATCAATAGCTCTTGGGATTCGTTGTTTAGGCGGGTTCTAAATACGTCTGTGAACCACGACCATACCTTATCCCTGATCCTGATGCTCATAGCCTCCTCACGGTCTTTAAATGGGTCATCAATGATGCCTAAGTCTACCGGTGTGCCTGTTAAAGAGCCTCCAACGCCTACGGTTTTAACAAAACCCCTATGGCCTACCGTCTCAAAGATGTCCGCATTGCGTAAAAATCCGTTCTGAGAGGAGGAAACAACGTTAGATGTGTTAAGAAACGTATCAGGGAATACTTCATGGTATGGTACATCGTCAATTATTCGTTGTATATCCCTGTTGAATGCTGTTGATAGTGTATCTGAATACGAACAAATGGCAATTTTAGTGGCTGGCTTAATCCCAAGCTGATAAGATGGAAACCTTCTGGTAGCTAATTCGCTTTTGCCGTGTTGCGGTGGCATGAAAAGCATTAACTTTTTGATTTTGCCCCTTGCGAATTGATCTAATTTGTCACAAATGAGTAGATGATGCCAGTTAAAATGATAGTCTGGCTTAGTATATCTTACAAAGTCTGCAAAGTTACGCCTCGCTAACTCCGCTCTTGCGTTGAATCTCAGCAAGGGTTCTAAGTTCTTCGTCTGTGAGTTTGCTTGGATCAATCCTTTCGTCTTTTAGGGTGGTCTTCTGTTCTACTTGTTGCTTGTCGCTCCAATCAAAGTTCTTTAATGCGAAAATTGAACCTGAATGCCCCTTTTTTTTAAGGTCAACCTCATAAGAATGCTCTACCATATCCTTGGCTTTTTTTATCGTGTCAAAGAATTGTTCGCGTTCCTGGTAATTTATAAGGGTTTCTCTGCTTGTGTTGAGTGCTAATGCAAGGCCGGTAATAGTCCATTCATCCTTTTTAGTATCCTCAAAATACTTATCAATGAGTGGTTGTAAAACTTCAATGGATTCAAATTTGAGTGGTCTTCCTGCCATAAAACAATAAGGCAGCCGTTTATTTGCTGCCCCGTGTGGTCTTTTTTAAAGTACTTGCGCGCTAAAAATCGTGTTCATCATAGAAAGGTGCAAAACTATGTGCGGAAGCAAATCTAAGGCTTTTTAATCATTTCTGCAAATAGCCCTCAATGCTTGATTCTGTATGTGGTCTCATCTAAGTCGTTTCTTTTATGGTGGCTAACTTTTCAAATCCTTGCGGGAATCCTGTTTTCATAAACTCCCAGTGAATGTCTTTTAATGCTTCTTTGAATTGCTTTTTATCTCCGTAGGCTATATGCTCTTCTCTGGTCATTGCCATTAGATTGTAAATGTTGTCCCTGAGTCCTGTTGGATCTCCGCCCATGCCCCTTGCATCAATGTGATTTATATCCACCGCTGCGAGTCCTGATATTTCCGAAGGTACAAAATCCCCTGGAGAATATCCAAAATAGTTGTAATAGATTTTAGTATGAGGTTTCATTCCCTGCCTTATGTAAAAGTAAAAGTAACTCTTTATGTTCTGCGCTATCGGGGGTGATTGTCTTGCCCTTATTCAGCTTATAAACTATCGGATTTAATATCCCGCAAACCTGATCGGGAAAACTCGTCCGCTCAGTTCTTTCCTTGTATGGCTTTTGTTTAGGCTTGGGGTAATATAATTCGCTCATCTTTTTGTCTTACTGTTTAACGCTGTTTCGATTCTGTGTGGAGGCACGTTGTAAATCTTGGCTATCTCCTTATGCGTGAAGCCCTGACCGTGTAAATGCCACATGAAGTCTATCTGCCGTTGTTTAGTAGTGGTTGGGTGGATTTGGTTCATAGTTTAAAAAGTGTTTATCTCGTCTTGGGTTAAATCGTTTTCTGTTAGCATAGGCGTTTGTAATCGTTTCGTCTGTTTAGAGGTGCATATATTTCATTGTTAGCGGCAAGTTTTTTTCTTTGAATAACGCATGGCATAATATTTATTTATTTCTGGTTGCCTTATTTTTGTCAATCTTGACATTATTCAACATTTTAAAAAAGTTGTTTTTCCACTTGTTGTTTCTTTTTTGAGTTTGTTCAATCTTTGAACGGTTTACTTTTATTTTTGGCATATAGTTAAAATATTAGTTTCTTTAATCGGCAACCATAAGGAGCCACAGCGTTATACACTCGTCCGTTATCAGCCATTAAAAAACGGCCTGATAACACTACCCCACAAACATTTTAAGAACACCAAGAATTAAAAATGCCCCTATCAAGCATCCTAATAAAAATCCTGATGCCCAATAGATTATCATGTCCTTTGAGAATTGCCTGTTGTCCCTTTGGGCTTCGGCAAAGTTACGGTCGAGATCGGTTGACTTGGTGTTGTGGCTCATACAAATAAATTTACAATTGAATTGAATACTTTGCAATCCTTTTCTTTGTTTTTGTTACCACTGTTTCTGATTTAATAGCGTACCGATTCAGCCCTTTGATGTCGTGGATTCTTGCACCGAGCCTGAAGCAATCGAACTTCTTTAACGCCTCAATCGGTGTGATGCTCTTTCCGGTTAGTAAGTAGTTTAAGATTCTTGTTGTCTGGCTTTCCATATTTGTTCGGGGTTTATAGTTTCTCAGGATTGATTTCAGGAACTCCGCATGCTTCTTCTAGGGCGCTCGTTTCTGTTTTGGGTAATTCCTCTTTAGTTTTAAAATACTCTTGCTTAACTTCTTTTAATTTCTGCTCAAAATCGTTGCCGTTGCTTGCCTGTTCGTACCAAGTTCCTTTTAGTAACTTATCGAAGTCAGGCCAATTTTGTTCAGGCACTTGCTCTTCTAATTTTTTTAACCGTTCCTTTTCTTTCTGATATTCCGCCTCACGTTTTTGCGCCTGTTCATCAAGTCGTATCGTAAACCAGGATTGTATCGTGTCCGGTGTAAGCCTCCAATTTTTGTCGTTAGTAACGGGCGGACTTATTAAGCAATCCAAAACAACGTCAAGCGGTTCACACTCATACTTTCCTATAATCCACTTAGCAAGCAGTACAGCGTTTTCCCCATCCCAGTTAGGTATCTGGTACAGTTTAGCTAATTGGTGAAGCATTTTAGCGATGTCCTTGATCGTAGCGTCTTTGTTTTCCTGCTCCCTAAGAATTACTTTCCCTTGCGATGATAGCGTCAATGCTGTCGAATCCGTCTTTGAGAGTGCCTGATTTACGTTTTCCATTTATTTTAGTATTTGATAGCCAAGTGTTAAGTTTCTGTTTCCATTCCCCAAGTGTTCGTGGTGGGTTAGGTGCATTTGAGTGGTGAATGTAGCACTCCTGAAAGGCTTGTTTAATATCTTTGCCCCTGTGAGTCATCTGCATATCACCAACAAAAGATTCATCATTCAACAATTTTTCAATCAGCGAATTTTTATTTTCAATTTCAGTATCTATTTCATTTTCATTTTCAATTGCATTTTCCATATGTGGAACATATGATTGAGATGTGTTATCACTTTTTTGGGTTGATTTTTTACCCTTACCTTCTCTGTTTTTTCTGCGAGATTCGCTATATTCGCGTCTTTTAAGGATAGAATCAGCTACCCATTTAATCTGAAAACCACCAGTAACCTTTTGAAGCACCTGCATGAGTTCGGATTTTTCTTCAGCATTGAGCCGTTTTGTGAAGAAGTTTAGTTGTTGCTGTGATATACATATGTTCCTCATATGTTCACATATGATACGATCATAAGCTACCTGAACTTTCTCACTAAGGCATTGAGTATCCCGAAGGTAATCACCAGGATAAAATAAAAAGGCTGGATCATCTGCCATAAAAAAATACCCCTACGCAACCAAAGGCTAACCGGCTCAAACGCATGGCGTTGAAAAGGACAATGGTTGTTTCGGGGATTCTTTTGAGATTCATATTTACCGTGTTAGCAAGAGCAATTACGTCAATATTTTAATACCCTCCAAAGGTTTCAGAGGGTTTTATTTTTTAAGTGCATTGTATTTTTCGAGAGTCTCATAAAACAACTCACACTCTTTCTCATCGGTTGGAACCTTCATTAAGTCCATTACAACTTCAGCCTCAGCCCTGCCTTTGATGCGCTCTTGGTGGGCGTAAAGTTTGGCAACTTCACCTACAATCATTGTAATAGTACTACTGCTTAATGATGATTCTTAGCCACCTGATCTTTACAATCTTGTAGTGTCATTGCTCCTGCCTGATCTCAGATGGAGGGGGAGTAACTTCAATCAATCTTCCACAAAAGTTTGATGTTGTATTGTACCGTTGCAAGTTGTAAAAGTCTTAGTATTAGTTTCCATAGTCTTATAGGGTATCCCCCTCTTTATTGGTTAGTTTTTAAGGTAGCCAGTTAGGGGCATTTCCTTGTTTGCCGTTAGCTACCCACTTTAATAATCTTTCAGCAAATTCGATTTGTCTGTCTGCTGCTGTTTCTCTTTTTCTGCTTTCAAGGATATTTACAGCCAACCTGATTGCATCAATAACATTATCAAGAACATATTTTGGCATTGTTACCTCCTCCCCCTCTCCCTTTTCTTCTTTATAAACTGCTTTCTTGATTCCCATACTATTTATTATTTAAGGGGTGTAACGGTGTTTGCTTTTGTGCTTCTTTGGTTATGGCTTTAGCTTGGCTTTTAAAGTATCACACATCTTGTCCATCCAGTGAATATAGTGCAAGTTGTGATCGGTATATCCCTGATTGTCCTGCTCCCACATGCGGTATAAAACTGCCCTCATCCGTTGGCTTGGCCGTTTCCCTGGTATTTGTGGTTCAACTGAATCAATAATATCCGCTTCGTTATCCGTTACCGCACCCTTAACTGACAGATAGCAATATACCAAATGCCCGTTTGTGTTGAAAAGTTTTCCCGCTTTATCGGGGTCGACCTCTTGGCTACCAATGGTGATGGCTATTGTTTTGTCCTTTCTGGAACGTAGACTTTCAACGATGCCAGCGAACGATATTCCTTGCATGGCTATTTTATGCTTACGTTAACGCCTGACGTACTTTTCTTAGTCGGTGGTGTAATTATCGCCACTTCACCAGTGCCTTCGTCTAATAGGCTAAAAGGTGCCTTCACGGCCTTCAGGAAGTTTTCACGCTCCTTTAGCTGTTCGGTTGCCTCCTTTGCAATCTTTGCCCGTTGCTCGTAAACAGGGTCACCGCAATTCTCAAAGCTGTACCGTGTCCCATGCTCGGTCTTTGTCAGCTTATTACCTGCATATTCAAACTCGTTGCCGGGGTACTTGTCAGCCTCTCGCATGATGTTATCGTTTATCTCCTTTAGGATTATTTCAGAGGCTTTTGCTATAGCCCGTATCTGGATGAGAACGGCAATGGGGTTTACGTTCCCCGCTTGCACGTCTTGTATTACCCCATCCGAAAAAATGTCTATTGAGGTTTGAGTACTTGGACCTAAGGTCAAATACTCGCTGGCTGTTTGTGGTAGTAGATTTTCCATGATTAAAAGGGGAGATCTGAATTATCTGGATTCAATGTGCCGTCACTTTTGGCCGGTAGTTGTGAGGCTAAGATTACGGGAGCCGGTGCGCCCTTCTTTTTCTCAAGCCAATCGTACATCTTATCGGCTAAAGCAAACAGGTTTTTAATATCTGCTTTACCGGCACACACACAATCCTTACTGTAGCTGAGGGCGAACGATTCATTGCCTGAACGCTTACCACCCCCTGAGAAGCCACCAGATGCCCCAGGTTTGTTCCATTTGATCTTAATACCGTATGAGGTCTGCTCAAGGATAAGTTCGCTCACGGGCGTTCCTACGGGTATCTCCTTACCGAACGATTCACCACCCTGACCATCGGATAGCGCAACTGAGTAGATCGGAAATGACTTACCGTCCTTTGTCCAATCTCTTACTTTTGTGCAACTTAATACGTGCTCCATTTTTATTTTTGTTTTAGTTTATATTACACTATACATTTTGTTGGCCGCGCAATCCAGCCCACATGTGCGCCAAGCCCCCGCGCCCAAAAACCAGCCTATAGCACCATGTCCGCTTACCTGTATGGCTTTAATTGCATTTTCAACAGAAAAGCTACCGCCAATATGCAAAAGGTTTGGGATGGTAAAATAGCA